TCTTTTTCTTTTTATTTTTTACTTCATCAATTTGAGATAATACCTCATTACCATATTTTTCCTTTAATGTATTTTTTATATTTAATAATCTTTTATTACCCTTACCTGCACACTGTAGATTACAATATTCTTTATATCCTTCAGTAAAAACACCCCTCCATTTGATAGTTTTATTACATGTTAAACATTTAGGTAATTCAATGATATCATATAAGTAGTTATATAACATTTGATTAAACTTATACCTTTCATCAAAAAACTTATTATGATGTTCATATATTTGAACATGTATTTCAGGAAAGTTTTTAACAAAATGACTTTCTCTAGTTTTATATCCAGATTGATTATCTTCGATTAAGTATTTTTTTAATTCTTCTTTTGTCATTTTTTTTTGCCAATAGTATTTATATACAAACGTAAAATAATTTTAATATAAATACAAGATATTATGCCTGAACTTATTAGAGGGATACCTTTCGATTTTGAACCTAAAAGAGAGAATAGATTTTTTGCTGAATTTCCAGCAGAACTAGGTATAGAGGTTTGGAAAATTCAAGAATTTAAAAAGCCAGCAATGAACATAGATCCTGTTGAAATTCCATTTGTAAACGAAACAAACTACGTAGCTGGTAAATATAAGTGGGAAGCAATGGATTTAGTATTCATAGATACAATTGGGCCATCTACATCTACTCAGCTAATGGAATGGGTTCGTCTACATGCAGAGTCATTAACAGGTAGAATGGGTTATGCTGCTGGTTATAAGAAGGACATAAGACTGAAAGCACTTGATCCTACTGGTGTTGAAATAGAAAAGTGGTTCTTAGAGCAATGTATGATTACTAATATTAATTTTGGAACTTTTAATTACGATTCAGATGCAGTTATGATGGTTAATGTTACCATCCAACCTTGGAGATGTATTCTTAATTACTAAATTAATCTCATACTATATATTTAAAGCCACTTTTATGTGGCTTTTTTTATTTCTTATCAAAACCATAATTTTTTAGGTTAAAGTCAACGTCAATTGACTTTTTCATTAACCAATCTATATCATTTAAATTATTAATTTTATGTAGTTTTGGTTTGGTTGATAACATTACATTATCACTTCCAATAGGTGTAACTAAATAATACTCATATACACACTCACCATCTGGAAATTCATTTTTATATTGATATGTCCTAAGAACAGGAACACCAATAACTGATTCTTTAGCTTGTTCAATTATCCATTTCCAAAGAAAATTCAATAAAGTGTGATCTTCTTTATGGTTATATGTATAATTCTTTCTTAAAAGCTCAATATCTGCTAATTCTAAAAATGGAATTTTAATTTCGATTTCTTCATTAGTATCAACATTTTTTATTTCAGCATTAAAGTAAAGATTTTCGTAATATTCTTTACTTTGTTTATCTTTCACACGATCCCATTCTGAATCATGATATGATATTCTATAGTTATTTAATCGTTGTGTGTACCAGCCCATAACTTTTAATTTTATCTTAACATGTAATCTCCAAACATTGCTTTAACTTCTTCTCTTCTATCATTCACTTTATGTATTGCAAACTTTATTGCATTTTGATTAAAATGAACTATATATGGATCACCAAGTTCTATTCCAATGTTTCTTTCAATTATATATTTATATGTATGTAATTGTATGCTATATGTTTCCATTTCACAATCATCAATATGTGATAATATACCCTTCATCTTCCTAACTTTGGTTGGATCATCACAATACGTACCATCCATTTTGATTAGTTTGTTTGTTTTCCAATCCCATATTTCAAACTTACCAGTTCTTACATTATATACCAATAAGTCAACCATACCTGATATTCCATATGTTTCATCATATATTACATATTCAGTTTTTATCGGTATAAGTATGTCTTTTACTGCTTTATAAAAGGCTAATACTTGCTTTAATGTATGATCATAATTATTTCTAATTATATCATCACCTAATGTTGCTTTTATCTTCTCAATAGGATATGGAAATACCTTATTGTTAAATAGATTTTCAATATAATCGTGAATAGCTGAACCTTTTATGGTTGCTTTTTCATTTATATGTCTCCAACATCTAATAACATCACGTTTACTCAAACCACTTTCATCTGCTTTATATTCAGACCAATATTCTTCATCAAATGAATCAGCATACTTATGTATCAATGTTGTAGTTGATACTAACTGTTTACCATTGATATAATACTTATGTGGTTCGTCATGATATTCAATATCATTGAACGCAGTAAAAAATGCTGATGGAACATCAGGCATATCTACAATAGCCATATTACGTGTGTGTATTAGTTAATAACTATGTTCTCTTGCAATATAGAGCTTATATCTAAATTTTCCAAGTCATTGATAATATCAGTTTGATCAGCAGGTAATCTTGGATATGGGTGTACGTGTTGTACTATTGCATCTCTAAATATTTCAAGTATTCTGGCTAATATATCACCTCTAGTCATTGGGTGACCTTCCTTGAATATTCTATCCCTAGTTTCACTATCTATATTTATTGCTGGAAATTTAGGAATACCATCATGTGATAATATTGCGATTTTATCTGCAATCATTACTTGTGATGATCTTGTTTTTGGTTCATTTGCAGTACCACCTGTAACTGTTTCTATTGTTAACTTTAATGATGATGGATTTAATGTATTTCTTTCAAGCACATTATCTATAATGTGTTTACCTGCACGAATTTCAGTTTCATTGTTACGTAAGATTATATCAGCATTGTTTCTACCTAATAATGCAATTTCATTTTGTGTTGGAAAAACACCTTGTGCTGATGGTATTTTAGACAATGCAGTTGCTGGATTACCAAGATTTACATTGGTAGTATTTAATGCTGTAATTCTAGGATCAAAACTAATATTTTGTAATTGCGAAATTACGCTACCTTGCCATAATCTACCACGTTGTGGATATCTAGTATCTTCTAAAAAGATTCTTACAATTTCACCAACTACTGGAAATACATGAAAAAACTTAGGTAATAGTGGATAACAGTCTGGTAAGTTTTGATCTTCAGTATTTGTATCTAAATCAGGTATTCTAACTTTTATTCTACCACCTTCATTTTCATCAAATGTTGATATAACCTCACCAAAATATACGTTTCTTATAGGTTCTTTATTGTTAGTTACCTTACTGTATGGTGCAGTTTGTTGTATGGTTTTACGATCATAATACGTCATCTTGAACCTCTATTAATTTTTTCATTTTTTCAATATATTCATTTTCCACTTCAGTTAATTTTTCTAACTGTGCTTCAATTTCTTTAGTTGCCTTTTCCTGAATATCAAGAATATTTGTTTTCAGTTTTTCATGTTTATTCTTGATTTTCCTTATTTCAGCCATTAATGCATATGCTTCACTTACTTTATCCATTACTGTATTTGTGCAAATCCTGATATTGGTGTAATTGTAGCACCAAAAACCGTCACTGGCCCTGTTGGGCCTGTTCCTGCTGCTGTTAATGCTTGGCCGGGTGGTATCACCACTGTTAATGCACCTTCCGTTTGAAAAGCACGTATTAATTCTTGTACTCTAATTCTTTCCATTATCTCATCTGGTGCAACTCCACCACTTTCCAGTGCACCTACTGGTATACCTGCTTCAGATTTACGAGTAATAATTCTACTTGCAATCTTAGTTGGTGATAAACCTGTTTTTCTAGCTGCACCAAGTAACAACAATGGTATTGGTACAGTAGTAGGTATACCGAAAGTGGGTACTCTCAATACTGTTGAGAACGCACTAATAATTGAATCAATATTTCCAAAATTAATTGCCATTTACATGTACATATATCCAACCTAGTAATAATTTAAATACTAATCTTCTAAATTTATTTGGTTTTACTGATACTGCTAATTTTGCACCATCAACAACACCATCAATAAGGTAATATCCTACTACCTTACGATTTGATTTACTGTCTGTAATCATGATATTAAACTTCTAATTATATTTATAAATGCTTCTATTTTTTCTCTAATAATTGATTGTAACACTTTAGCAACTATTGTAATTAAAAGTGTTTTAATTATATTGAATATAAATTCATTAATACTTCTTTTTACAATATCAGCATAACATTGAGCTAATGGTCTTTGACGTATTAAATCATCAATTGGGTCTGATATTGTAGGTGTATCATTATTTTTTAAACCACTTGATATAAATAGTAATGTTCTAGCTTGTGGTGTCCCTGTCATTGCAGTAGTAATAGCGTTCACTACAGCATTTATTAATCGCTTAAAAAAACCATCTCTTACTGTATTTTCATTTTGTGTTGTATTTACAGTGGTTTCAAAACTACCATCAACAGCATCTTGAAATGCGTTACCTACAGCTAATGGATCATTACTAGTTGATGCAATATTAACTAGTTCTTGCAACTGTTCAACTGTTAATGAACTATCAAGTAAAGTACAACCAACATTTACCTTATTTACACCGTTAACCCTATCTTGTGATATCCTTTCAATTTCTTCAAGTTCAGTATCTGGTATTGTTAAATTTACTTCTTCATCTATAATTTTCTGTACAGTTCTTGAAAACTTTTCTTCTTGTATTACAGTTTGTTGTGTTTTATTCTGATTACTGGTAACAGTTCCAAATAATTGATTCATAATATTAGTTGGAAAAGTTTCAGGATCAATTAATTGAAAATTATCAATAAGTTCTGTTGTAAATTCACCATTTGTTTGGGTTGGGTTTGCTGGTTTAAATGTTAATTCATCTGTAAATTCATCATAATTTATCAACAGATTACCATATGTTATATCAGTTGCTGGTGCTTGTAGTGATTCATATACCTTTCTATCAAAATTATTAGGATTATTACCATATACTAATTGTCCAATATCAGATGCTGGATCAGTTCTTAAATTACCAAATGTATCAATACTAGCAACTGGAACACTATATCCATTTACAAAATTGGGTGGTAGAACCTCGTTTGAATTAAATTCAATATTTTGTTTAACTAATTCCTGTTTTAATGTTGGATCAACATTTCTTGCAAAATCAGTAAATATTTGACCTACTGTTTTCTTTATACCCTGTACACCAACTAGTGTTGAAAGTAGATCAAGTAAAAATGGAATAATTTCACGTTTGTTATTAATAGATGAAAAGGAATTAGTTGGAACTTCTTGATCTATTGATTCACCAATAGATGAAAGTGCTCCAATTTCATTAAATATGTTCCTTTTATCATTTAATAAGCCCATTAATTATCTTCCTTATCGCTAATGTTGAGATTTTCAACTATGTCCATTAGTTTATCTCTATCTTCAAGAGAAATTGTTTCTCTTTTTTCTGCATTTTCTTTATCTGATTTACTATCATCAAATACTATTTGCTTTAGTATTTTTAGTATTTCAATTTTCTTATCTTGAATTTGTGCTTGTTTTGTTATCAAATCAACAATTTGCTTACCAATTACAGCAATTCCTTCAGATGTTTTAACTTCCTTTTCCCATTTATTGAATAGAGAAATTACTTGTGCACGAAGATTATGATTATCATTATACACCTCTTGCATCAACTCATTTACACTATCTTCTGTAAATTTTAATTTCTTTCTCTTAATTCTAGGCATAATAGTTTTTTATAATAAATACAGTGACTTAGAAATCATCACTAAAGAACAATTCTTTCTGCATTGTATATATCTCTTTATATGGCTTCATACTCATTCTAATCTCTTTAGTTGTAAGATTAGTTTGTTCCTTAAGGAAAAGAAGTATTTTATTCTTTTGAAAGTTATTAGTTACCTTCTTATTATACTTACCCAATGGAGTATCTTCCAAGAATAGTAAGTGCCAGTTACTAAGTACGTTGATAATTGCCTGACCAACAATGACTTCGTTTTTTTTGAGACTTTTATCGACATCTATTTTTTCTTGTATTTTATCAACTACGTTATTTATTAAATTTTGAAGTTGTTCGTTTTCATCACTATCTATTTCATATAGATATTCATTTCTACTTAATACTTCATCTGAATAATCTTCCCAAGATAATATGGTTTTCTTTTCCTTATAGCTTGATTTACCATGATCCTTATAGAAGTTTCTTACAATAGTTTGACAATAACTATATGCTTTAGATTCAAAAATCCTATACTCGTATTCGTTATCCTCTTCTGCTTCTAATTCTTTTATTTTCTGTTGTGCATCTTCAATAAAAAAGAATTTCCATACTTTATTCCATTTTACCTCATCTGGTTTTTTCCTTTCAAATAATGGTAGAATCTATACTTAGAAAATATCCAATTCACATTGGTGCATATGATATATATGAATTGGAAGCAAATGGATTATCTCACTTAGTTGAACATATGATAAAGTATAG